GGCACATTGGATAGGCTTGCAGGCGAATTAAGAATTAAGAATTCAGCAGTCTATAACTGGGTAGCTCGTAAGCAAATACCCATTAAGCATTTGAAAAAAATTAGCGACCTTTCTCAGGGTAGGTTGACTAAAGCAATGATGCGTCCTGATTTATTCAACAACTAGCAAGAGCTAGATTCTAAAAATTTTTAGTGAGTTTAAAAAATGAGTAATCTTCGTGCACTACCTTATTACAAATGGTTTTGGCAAGATTGGCGAGCTAACCGCAAAGCCCAAAGAATGTCGTATATCGAGCGTGGTTTGTACCGTGAGTTGTTGGATGAGTGTTGGGTGGAAGGTGGCATTCCAAATGACATAGCAAGTCTTGCAGAAATCTGTGGATGTCCTAAGGAAGTTATGGCAAGTGCTTGGCAAGTGCTAGAGAGTTGCTTTGTGTTGCTAGATGGTGTTTACGTCAACGAAAAGATGGAATCTATGCGTACAGAGAAGGATGCAGAGCGTCTTGCAAAATCCGAAAGTGGTAAAAAAGGCGGTGTCTCTAAGTCTTTGAATACTAAGCCTAAAAAAACAGTCGTTAAGCAAGTCCTAGCAAGTGCTAAGCAAGTTCTAGCACCACCCAATATAGAAGAGAAGAGAAGAGAAGAGAAGAGTAGTGTTCAACTCCCACCTTTTTTGTCTTTAGAATCGTGGGATGAATGGGTGAATTACCGTACTTCAATCAAAAAACCAATGTCCGATTTATCCAAGACAAAGTTCTTAAATCAACTAATCGCTTTCGTAGAACAGGGACATGACTGCAAAAAATTAATGGATACGGCAATCGCTAACGGTTGGCAAACGATTTACCCAAGGGATGAGACAAAGGCGATAAAGTCCAAAAAACATTTAGCACCTGAGTGGAGGGTGTAATGATAGGTCATCAACCCATCATAGAGCTCAGGAAGGCTGGTTATAAGCCAACCACGGTGTTTTTTTTCATAGGTGAACCCCCTACCCCCAAATTTTGGTTTAACGACCCTATGGACTGTTTAAATCGAAATGAGATGCCTGAGGTATATACGCATGGGGTAAACCCTAGGAAAGCGGATTTAACATGGGCAAAAGGTTTAATAATTCACCTGATAGGTGGTAAAGATATTTACGAGTACATGGCTTGGTGGGTAGGCTTAATTGATGCTGAACCAAGATTATTAATTGGAGTTGATACAGACGAAGAGGTTAACATATGGCGGTAATCGAATACGATGACATCGATTGGGAGCAATACAATCAAGATTCAGCTCCCAAGAGAAAAATCAAGGAGAAGTCTTACTATGCTGAACAAGTTACGCAGTATTTTGAGGGAAGTCTTATTAATCGTGGCAGTAGTATTCCTTGGGACGACAGGGGTTTACGCATCGGTCTACGTCCTGCAGAAGTTAGTGTGTGGGCAGGAGTCAACGGTCATGGGAAATCACTTTTGCTTGGTCAGGTCGTCCTGTCCTTAATCAATCAAAATAAAAAGTGTTTGGTAGCGTCTTTTGAAATGCGTCCTGAGATAACTTTAGCAAGGATGGCTCGGAATGCAATCGGCTCGAAGTTGCCGAATTCTACACAGCTCAAGAAGTTTAACGAATGGAAAAAAGACCATTTGTACTTGCTTGACCACCAAGGGATGATGAATGTTGAGTCAATCTTAGCGGTGTGTCGTTACGCATCGGCTGAGCTCAAGGTAGAGCATTTTGTCATCGATTCCATCATGAAGGTAGTAGCAGGAGAGGATTCCTACAATGAACAAAAAGATTTCGTTAATGCGATATGCGCTATTGCACAAGACACTAACATGCATATCCATTTGGTGCATCACATGCGAAAAGGCTCTGATGAGAAAAATATCGGAGGGAAGTTTGACCTCAAGGGTTCAGGGAGTATTACTGACCAAGTGGACAATGTCTTTATTGTTTGGCGTAATAAGACTAAGGCATTGGAGCGTGAGCAAGATGGTACAACAGATGAGTCTGCGCCTGATGCGCTTTTGAGTTGCGAAAAGCAAAGAAATGGGGAGTGGGAAGGTCGTATCCCACTATGGTTCGAACCTGATAGTCAACAATATGTGTCAGAAATGTACGGAAAAATTCGGCTTTACTTGGAGTGAAGAGTATCGCCACCAATGCGAAGTTCGTGAGTTAATTCGTGAACGGTTATTGCGTGGCGTTGCTTGGCTGAGAAATTTTTTGGAGCAAAAGAAGGTAGCAAAGAGGCGAGCGAAGTTAGAGCATGACATTCGTGAGCAATGGACGAAGGGCAACCGTGGTGAGAAAGGTGTTTGGTTATGAAAAAGAAAGTAAGTCGTGAAGAGAAAGAATTGTTTTTAGGTAAAGCAGAGGTAGAAGACAACGACGCTCAGAAATTAATTGATAAGATTAAAGAGGGTCAAGACGCTCCACTTACTGAGCAGATTTACCCTGAGCGGAAGGTTGATTATTCTGACCCTAACTCAGCCCTGATGTTGGTCAATGGGCAGTTACGTGACGATGAAGACCCCCTTGTACAGTTTGTTGAAATCTATCAGCCACCGCTACTTGTTGACAGACAGAAGTTTAAGCGTCACCTTTTACAGGTATTGGAGACATGGAAATGAAGGACATGACGGATTTTCAGAAGTCTTTCCTTGCCAAGGGGGTGGGTAACAGGTTATTTAGTCAAGAGGAGTTTGACCAAGCCTTGACTATGGCAAAAGCAGAAATCATGACCTTAGCGATAGAAGCGTCTAGGACGGCTGTGATTATGGAGCGTGAAGCTTGTGCCAAGATTATTGATGACAACAGCGAGAAGTACAAGCATTCCATGTTTGGCGAACAAGAATTTAAGAACCTTGCTGAAGAAATCCGTAATCGCATACCGAGCCAAAGACAATGATTGAGATAACTCTACCCTTCCCACCCACGGTCAATACTTATTGGCGTAAGTGGCAGAACCGCATGGTCATATCTGAAAAGGGTCGAGCATACCGTGCTGAGGTCTTGAGAGAGGTTCTGTTGAACTTTCCCACCGTTCGACTTACTAAGCCCTTAAAAGTAGAAATAAAGGCTTACAGACCTGATAAACGAGTCCGTGACCTTGATAACTTACCTAAGGCGGTATTTGATGGGTTTACATTCGCTAAGTTTTGGGATGACGACTCACAAATACATGACTTTAGGATTTATTGGGCAGATGAAATTGGTGGGATGATTAAATTAAAAATAGAGGAAATCGATGATAAAGAAAAAATACCCTTCAACAACGCCTGAAAACATTAATCCGTATGAGGCGATGGACTTTTTGCGTGACAATGCTGAATTAGCAGGGTCATTGAAAGCTTGCGTATATGTCATGACAGAAATGCGTAAGACAGTGAAAGCCAAGCTGATGATACAAGCAATAGATGCCAAGTCAGAGTCAGCTAAGGAAACATACGCTTACGCCCATGAAGATTTAAAAGACCATGTTAAAAAAACAGGTGATGCTATTGCTGAATATGAAACATTACGTTTACTAATCTTAGCCGCGGAGTCTAAACTAGAGGCGTGGCGTTCATTAGAAGCGTCTGCTCGTAACGAAATTAGGTTAAGCCAATAATGTACAGGAATGAAAAGTTACTGCGAGCTGTTTGTACTCTGCCTTGCATGCTTTGTGGGCTAGAGGGCTCAACGCAAGCCTGTCATTCAAATCAGCTACGGCATGGCAAGGGTAGGGGCATGAAAGCACACGATTGGGCTATCAGTGCAATGTGTTTTAAATGCCACCACGACATTGACCAAGGCAATAAGCTGTCTAAGGAAGAGCGTAAAGAGTTATGGGAGCAGGCGCACGAGATGACAATTGCTGAATTATTTGAGCGTGGGTGGCTCACTGTGGAAAAAAACCCATATTAGGGAAAGTCCCTATAAAAAAAGATTGCACAAGTGGATAATCTATGTTCAAATCATTACTACAGCAATGTTGCTGTTTTTTAGGAGAAATAAAAATGAAACAACCAAACTTTGAATTACTCGATTCACCCTTCCGTGCAATCTACGAAGAGGCTATGAAATCGGCTATGCAAGCCGAGAAAGACTTCTTTGAAAAGCATGGCGAGCCAATGTACTGTGGCTTTGCTTGGGTAACAATTCCTAACGGACGTAGCAAATTTGTCAATTGGTGCAGAAAGATTGGCTTAGGCTCAAAGCATTGGAGCAAGGGTTGGTACATTTGGAATCCAACAGGCAGTGGCACACAGTCAATGGACATCAAGGAAGTTGGCTCTAAAGCATTTGCTGATGTATTGCAAAAGCATGGCATTGATTGCTACATGGGCTCACGAGCAGACTAACCAATAGGGGCATAGCCCCTTGAAAGGCACTTGAAATGAAAAACTTTAATATTCCATGTTTAATCAAAGCAAGATATGTTGTCTACGACATGGTAGGTCCGTTACGTTGGTTTCCAACAAGGGAAGAGGCTGAGCACTTTGTAAGTGGCGATAAGTCGTTCGTTATTAAACGTGTTCCATCACCACCAAAAATCATAAAGGTAGAAGATGCCCCCTTCTAAAAAAGAAAAACTCCCTCAGAACAACGAGGGGCACATGTCTCAAGAAGAAGTTGCAAACGCTTTAGGTTTGTCTCGAAATAGGATTAGTGAGATTGAAAATAAAGCACTTAGAAAGCTAAGGTATCACATTAAATGGAGATACAAAAAGGAGGATTTGTTGTGAAGACAATACATTTTACTTGTGTAGGAATGTGGATTGTATTCTGTGGGCTCATTATTTATATGACCGAAGTAAGTCGCAGGGAGGAAGTTTATAAGCTGAACTGCGAACTACTACTGGGTGGATGGCATCCTGATGTACCAAAAGATTATGCTAAGTTGTGTGAAGAAGCTAAACAAACAATGAGGAGTGATAGATGACTGCGAATGAACTGGCTGATAAATTAGATTTAGTGCGTATAGAACTTACGATACAAGCATCCGCTATGCTACGGCAACAACAGGCTGAAATAGAAGCGTTGAAACAACATTGGAGCGAACCACAGACAGACTTAATAGTTTTGCTACGAGAAGAGGTGACATTAATGCAAAAGTATTTAGAGGAACAAAACTTGCGTGAACATTTTGTAGCATGGAGGCATGAGAAATGATTACTGCAACCATCGAAATCCAAGTGGATAAGACGCATACATTTGTACGAGTTTGGGGTGAAGGTATTGCATTGGAAATTGCCGAAGAACTAATAGAAATAGCACGAAACATGGACACCGAAACTTTGATGGGTATTCAAGTAATCAAGAAACAATCTAACTAAAAAAGCGAGTGAGAAATGACTACACATTATGTAACTGACCAAATATGGTTTCCTTGCGATGATTGCGGTAAACAAATAACACATCATTCTATACATACTTGTTCACCACAATTAAAAATTATCATGAACCCTGACATCTTGCCAACGCTTGAAGAGTGGAAGTTAATTTGTGAGATGGTTAAGCAACAGCGTGAAATTTCCGATGATGAGATAAAACAAGTATATGGCAAGTACTTTGATGCAAAAAATTGTGACTGGCTACACATTGAATGTATCCGAGCCATATTAAAGAAGGCGAGGGAGAAATGCTGATAGGTTTTCAGAAAGAAGAATGGGAAAAAGCTTACGAGGATTGGGTAAAGCTGTTAAAGGTAGCAAATGCAGAAGAAGAGATGCTTTCTGACCCAAAAGCAATATGGGATGAGGCGTGGCGACAAGTAACCTTTATTAGTTGGGCAATAGTCGAGGCTAAAGTCCCACCACAATATCGCCAAGATGTCCTAGACGCTCTTAAATTAAGGCTAATGAAATGATATTGCGTGAGTTAAAGCCAAGGCGTAACCGCACTCGTATAGCATCCCAAAGGCGTTCTAATCGATTTATGAGGGGTATATTCAATCGCTACCACTTCCATAAGGCTTTAATGAGTTACGGCAGGCGTAAATTAATCAGGTGGTGGCATAAAACAACACTAGGGAAAACACCTAGAAAATAGTTCTTGCACAAATGGATAACAAAGATTAAAGTTTATACATACCGTATCGGACGGTTTTTTAGGAGAAACAAATGAAGACAATCAATTTATGGATATATCAACAAGAAACAAATGTGTACATGGGCGAAAGTTCTGAGTTGTGCATAAACACAAATGTCGCAGAATTAAAAGGCACACCAATCGAATTTTGGGGTAATACTTACGATGAAGTTATTGCCCAAGTCAAGACATACGCAAAAGCCAAATTTGGTACAGGCGTTATTAAATTACACTAACAGCATCAATTTAATCAATGGGGCACTAGCCCCTTTTTAGGAGAAACAAATGACAACAATTAGACTTAAAGATGCTATTCAAGCAATAGCTCAAGGTGGCTACATTAAAGAGCCAAGCAATTACTTCTCAAAACATACATGTGTCTTAGACAAAAATGGCAATCATGTTGGTTTAGTTACTTACAATTGTTATTTTGAGGTTTTAGATTGCTTGCATGG